TAACAACAGCAGTTAGTATTTCTTGTAACTCTTTGTTTCTTTTTGCCTTGATAGCCTCTAGTCTTCGTAGTTCTTTTTCTCTAGATTTTTTAGAGTTATGAACGGCTAACATCGCTTCGTCCCACAGATCAGCGTTACCAGAGTAAATAAACGCTTCTTTTAGTTCTTTCATAGACTCGTTTATTTTTTTCTGCGCTAAAGAGTGAGTTAAAGCATCAGCATGAGACAATGTTTTGCTGGCTTTTATTTTATTAAGGTCAGTTTGAGCTGACCCTAGCGAACCTAAAAACCCGCTAATCTGTTGTATATCTGATGTAGTAGACGCTACTTTGTTAAGAGCAGATGCAGCAGTATTGACTGCACTAACAACAGCAGCCAATTCTATGATCATTATCGCCCCCTGCGAGCGCCTGTTCTTTTAGCTGCGCCATTCATTTTTTTTCTTTTTGGCATTGCTTTCTTTTTCATTCCGCCAGATTTTTTCATTCCACCATACATCATAAATCACCTCCTAACTCCATTTTACTTTATCGGCCCAAAAAGCCGCAGACATTTTGCCCTTGGCTATATTTTTTCCGTGTCTAGCTTTAAAACTTGCACGTTTTTGTTTCATTTTTTTAGACTCTCCTTTTTTTGGCTTTCCGGCAGTTGATGCTCCTTGCTGACCAAAACGGATAGTCTTTATCTTATCTCCCTCTTTAGCCACAACAATATGACTTTTTGTAGGGTGATCAGGAGTTCTTTTAGGTTTGTTGTAACCAGAGACTCCAGCACGTTTTAGACGAGAATCGTTTTCGTTCATTTTTACGCTGCTTTAGCTGTCGTTGTAGTTTTTCTAGTTGTTTTTGTATTCTTGACACTCTCTAGCTCCTTAATTCTATTTTCTAGTTCATCAAATTTTTTGTTTATTTGATCAACAATCTCAGAGAGTTCTGTTCTAGTAACTACCATTTTTTACCCTTGTTGTCTTAATTGGTTGAGTTGAGGTTGATTTTTTATATCAATCTCTTTTTCTTTAAGAAAAGTTTGAGCTATTTTCATTCTTCTCTCAAATTCTTTATCTTCTTGGTCTCCTGCTTTTAAGTTAGCAGTAACTGCTTTGATTTGATCAATTTGAAGTTCTTGAGGAGCAAGTTGAGTTTCAACAGCTATCTTCTGCGCTCTTGCCTGAGATTCGGCAGCCTGGCCTGCTAAAGCCGCTGTCTGAGACTGTTGGAAAGCTAACTGGGCCTGGGCTGCTGCTTGAGCTACTTGCTGTTGTTCTGGGCTAGGCTGGGATGCCTGGGCTGCTTGTTGCATTGCTGCCAAAAGCTCTTCTCTATTTGAAAGATTCATATTATCTATAATAGATTGAATCAAAGTGTTATATAGCGGAGAGTCTTGTGGCATCGTTTGCAAAAGCTGCACAAGCTGAGTTACTTCATACTCTCTAGCTATGATTCCTAGAGTAGAGGTTGTATTGAACTTGTAGTCAGATACAGGGTAGCTTTCAGGATCAAACTGCATATACCTACACGCAGCTTTTTTAACAAAAGGAATTAAGAAAGACTGCTGAAAGTTTACTAGAGTTCTTTTGTGTCTCTTAATAATTGCACCAAGAGACATACTAATTCCAGCAGCAGTTGCTTCTCCATTTATACTTCCAGGAATGCCAGCAGAATCAATAGCACCTGTTGCTGTCTGAACCATCTTTTGTAACTCAGCAGCCTGAGTAAAAGTGATGCTATCTACCTGTCCGAAGTTAAACGGCCTAAGCACCGTACTAGGATCGCCATTAGTTAACAATATTTTCCCCGGCCTAACTTCAGGGCGTGACCCTCTGGGAAGCCGGGTAGCGTCCATGCCCATCATAGGGTGTACTGTAAGGGCCAGAGCGTCGATTCTAGCCCGTAATTCAGTATCTAAAGCCTTTTGGCTGTTATAGCCTTTTTCGCAGATACCACGGCCCCAGAATCGCCCAGGAACAACGTCCCAAGGAAAAGCCACAATAGGTCTGTCTTGCATCATGTAAGGGTTTTCTTCTGCTTTGAGAAGAATCCCTCCGTTAGCAATTACTACCACAGCCTCTACATAGTAATCTTCATCATTCTCTTCGTTTTCTAAACCTTCAATCTCAACAATGTCCTCGTTTTCTTCTGCCATCTTTTCCGCTTCTGACATCATAAGAAGGTTACGAGGCACTAAACCGTAGTATTTAGTTAGGCGTACTTTATCTTCATCATAAGAAGTAAGGTCTTGGTCTGGCTCAAGATCATAATCAGGAGCCGCATAACCAATATACGTGTCTTTGTAGACTCCCTGCTCCTGAAGCATCTGAACAGCGTGGCGAGGAACAAACTCATCTACAGCAACTCCTAAAGCATCCTCTACAGACGTTGCTACAGGGTCTATTAGAAAGTTCTGAGGCATAACGGGGCGAAGTTTAACAACAGTGCGGTCTTGCACATTAACGCCTACTGCCTGTAGTTCTCCTCCCATTAGCGGAGACGTTGCCGGACGCATTTCTTTTACTTCTTCTAAAACAACCTCAGCAATCCCCATCCCAAAAACAGCAGAATTTATTAAACACTCGCCAACTTGCTTGCGTATTTGTGTTTTTTCAAAGTCATCATGCAGTTTTTTTCTAAGGTATACAATATCCGAGGCTTCTGGGTCGTCTCTGTCGTCAGTAATATCAAAATACTTGCCCCGGCCAAACGTAGCCTCTTCAATTTCAGCTACGCTAGACTCCACAGCCTGTTGTAGTGCAGGGCTTATGATCCTAGAGCGCTCACTTTGCCTTAGTTGGTCCTCGGCAGCCCATATTCCTCTCCAAAGACGATAATACTCTTCAAACCTAGCAGAATAATTACTTTCGTAGTGGTCTCTCCACACATCACACTTGCGGATTACCCAGTTTTCAATGCTTTGCTCAGTCATTAAGCTGTCATTGTCGCCATACTGCATAATTATACTGTCCTTGATCTACGTGTTTTTCTGGCTATTTTGCTAGGTTGCTTGCTAAACTGCTTACCCGCTTTTGTGTCTTTGCGTTTTTTTCTGGTGGTCGCTGCATATTCTTTAGCAGACAAGGATTTAATTGCTTTTTCAGGGAGATACCTTTCTCCAGTAGCTTTTGATCCTTGAGTGCTGGGCTTTCCTGACTTGGTGCGCCATTTTTGCTTAGTCCAAGACTTTATCGACTGCTGTGATTTTTTAAGAGCCATTAACGTCCTCGTTCATCACGAAGGTATTTCATTTCTGTTTCGATAACAGATACGCGACGTAAAACTTCTGCTAGACGATCACCCACCATATTATTAGCGCGAACTTCTTCCATAAGATTTTCAATTTTACGCTGATGCTCGGCTACATCACGACGAAGATTTACGTTCTGCTCAATCGCCATCTTAGACGACAGGCCACCCACATCTTCTTTTAGACTCTTAACTGTATGAGCCTGTTGGCTAACCCACCAGATAATACCAGCAGCCTGAAGGACCACGGTAATAATAACTGCAATTGGAATTTTATTATCGAAGTTCATTTTTTACGAGCCTCCGTTTTTTTCTTCATTGCGTTGATGTATCCCCTATACACCTTTGCAGCGCCAGCTTTTTTAGCAACTCTGGCTCGTTGTTCCATAGCAATAGCAGCTTGGATCTTATGTGCGTGTGATCTCCCTGACCGTTTAATCTTAGATACAGACGCCCTCGCATCTTTCTCAGTAGCAAACTTTAAACCTGTAATCGTGCCTTTTGGATTCTCATCAGTGTAGAGATCCGAGTGTTTCTTAGACTTAGCTGGCTGTCCTGCTTTGCGTGGTATCCGCTTCATTTCTTAACGGGGCCACCTTTTTTCATGTAACCCATCTTATTACGCACAGTGGTGGGTAGTTTCTTTAAACCTTTGTTATCTGCTGGTACAGACTTTAGACCACCTACTGAACCACCTTCTTTGGCTCTATACCCACCACCAGCTTTCTTATAAGCGGCTGCGGTCATTTGAGCTTTTCTAGCAGACCATTGTCCAGGCTTACCACCTTTTGACCCAGCTTTAATTCTGTTAAAAATTCTTTTACGCAGTGCTGGCTTAGTGTAGTTACCTGCCTCGTTGACCCTACTCTTTGTCTTCTTCTTCTTCGCTGACATCATACCCCCCGTGGAAATTATCGTAGATCTCGTCTAATTCCCTATACTCTTCCGACTCTGAAGAGAACTGTCGGTGAATAGGTGCGAAATCAGGTCGCTCATCGCCAAGCTCGAAAAAAGCAGGATCATAAAACTGACTACGGTTATTAGGAACCCCGACAATGCGACCGCAATTAAGGCGGCACAAATGAGTAATCTTATTCTGTCGATGGTCGTCAGCATACTGGCTGTTATAGTAGTCAATCGAGAACCAGTACCGTCCTTCATGCTTTTCCCCATTAATCAGAGCAA